TATGTCTTCTGCGTGACATGTCTTTAAGAATAGCAATACTATTCTCAACCCCAATTGTATCCAATCCACTGTCAATCAATTCATCAATAAACAATGTATTGATAGGTTGATACAGATTCTCCCACACATCACGGAAAGCAAAACTCAAACCCAGAATCAATCTATTACGCTCACCCCTAGACAAGTTATCAAAGTCAAGTTCACGACCCAACTCAGTGATTTCAACTTGTAAGTCATTCTTAAAAACAACTTGATGCGGTAGACCAATCTTATCTAAATAATGTGTCAATCGTGAATTCAAGTAACTTAGGTTCTGGTCAATGATTTTCTTACGAACAAACGAATCTTTGCTAGTTAATATATCTAACAAGAACTTTTGATGTTCCATTGTTCTTGTAAGTTTGTTAATACTTTCAAAATTTATTTCTTGTAGTGCATTTGCTTCCATTTCAACTACTTGTTCTGAATATGGATCGACCTCACTTACCTTAGTGTCAATTTGCTGTAATAAATTAGCAATTTTACTACGATGTTCAATAGCTTGCGCTTCGGTGTCATAATGTGTGATCGGTTGCGCACCTACTGCAATATCAACATGCTCAGACAATTGTTCTCTAAATGGATTAGATTCTTGTTTCTTATCTTCCCAAACTTTCTTTAAGTTAGATACATCACCGCCGTGACGAATAGCCTCTGCTTCGGTTTTATATGATGGCTTTGGTTTAGGACCTATATCTTTAATCAATGATTGCGCCTCAATCAATTGATTTTCAAATGTAGCTAACTCAGACCTAGCATTTTCAAGCAATGTGGTTTTCTCTAATGTAACTTGTTCATGTTTCTCATCATGAAAATCTTGACCACATGCATAGCAAGTATGTTCTGCTAATGACCGAACCTCTTTTTCAAGTTTAGAAATTAATTTTTTTTCTTTTTCTATACTTTTGGTTTGGGCATCTATTGCAGTAGCAATAGTTTTTTGTTCCGCTTCATTCTTAAGCCACTCATTTAACTTAGCCCATGTTTCTAGTTCAGTTTCAATGTCATACTCATTTTTAAGAGAATATGCTTTATGAGCAACAGACACATCACTGTTGTGCTTTTGTTGCCAAGCAGTGGAACGAGCAACCAATGCATTGTATGCATCCTGTTGTTTTTTCTTCTCGTTCCAAACTGATAATTCTTTATGAGCTAGTAACTCAGCATCAATATCAATTTTACTGAGATCATCGTAGTCTAATGCAAGATTGGCTAAGTCCTCATCGTGCTTTTTAAGCCATAACATTTGTCTACGCTTTAGTGCATCGATTTGTTCTTTAACACGTTTGTTAGCTTCTTCAATGGCTTTGACATTGAATTCTTCTTGTTGGATACTATCTTTACTAGACTTAATCATGTTCTTTATGACTTCAGCCTTTTCAGATAATAATGTAATACCCAAAAGCTGTTCGATAATATCTTTTTGTTCGTTATTTTTTAGTGCAAGAAATGGTTCGGAATAGGTATTCAATACAACAATGTGACGGAACATATCGGCTGACATACAAAGCACACGTTCAATTGCTTGTTGTGTTTCTTTGTTCTCACCTTGTGCATCATCCTGATTCTTTTCTTGTACATCATTGACATAAAATCGTAAGATGTTTGGTTTACGTCCACGTTCAATCTTATAATTAACGCCGTTCGCACTAAACTCTAATGTAACCATCATGGCTTTGCCATTTGTACGATTAACTAAATTATCTTTGCGAATATTGTTGATTGGAACACCAAACAGTGCATAGGAAAGTCCTTGAATAAGGGTTGTCTTACCTGTACCATTACGAGCACCATCACCACCTAAGTCTAAGTTCTCACCCAGAATAAGTGTTAAGTCTTTTTTGTCAAAGTCAACTGCTTGTGTTACTTGTCCTATTGAAAGGAAATTTCGTAGGGTAATATTCTTAAGTGTAATGCTCATAGGTTGTTATAAATTTCCAACAAAATCTTTTTGTCGAATGTAGTAGATTCGATGCTGTTAATTTGGTCAATGACAATCTGATCGACGGATTCAAATTTTAAACCATCACCACCAGCAGTTTGTTCTGTTTGGTCAACTTTCATTGGTATCAATGTCATTTCTCTTAGTTTGTGTTCTGGAATTAATGTTTCACGAATGAAGTTAGCTTCTTCATAACTAATGTCAATATCAAGATGTACTCTAACATGACTGTCAATCAATAGCAAGCCTTCAGGGTTTTCTAACACATCACTAAGTTTATAAACTCTAAACAACGGTTGTCTTGGCCAACTATAGAATGCAGGGTCTTTACCCCATTCTAACACCATCATGCCACGTGCGTCATCTCCTGCATCTGCATAGTTATGTGGGAAGGCATTGCCAATGTACCAGATGTTTTTCTTAGCTTGTCGTTTGTGAAAGTGACCACTGAATGTCATGTCAAAACCAGTAAAGTGGTCACTGCTTAGTTCACCGTGATCGGGCATCTCTACCATAGCATTCATATAGAAATGTGGTAGTTCAAAATGACCAAACATATATTTGCCACTTAGTTTTTGAATTTTCTTATAATCCTGTTGCACAAGCCAGGGCGCAATAACTACATCACCCTCGCTAAACCAATCGTTAACAATAGTAAGATTGGGTAAATGTTTAGCCCACTCAACACTATGAATATCACGACGGTCACGATAATACAAATCGTGATTACCGGGTATAAAGAAAACACGTTCAAATGCCGCACTTAATTTTTCTAGTGAACGCAATCCAAACTGAAGTGTATGAATGTTTATGCTAGCCCGGTGATGATTATAATCACCTAAAAATAAACAAGTTTCACAACCTTCTTGTTTTGCTTTGGTGATGAACCAATCTACAAAACTTTCACAATCTTGATTGTGTTGTAAACTGTTTGACTTAAGACCGAAGTGGATATCGGTAAATACTGCCGCTTTTTTGAAAAGGTTACTCATCTTTATATTATAATAGGAATGACGTTGGATTACAACGTCATTGGTTAAATTGCTAATTATTCTTCATAGCTAGTACTAGAACTAGCTTGTCTTGACCAACTTGGGTTAAGACCATTGATTTCTAAAATATCATCACGTATGTTTTGGTTGCGTTTTTCCGTATTCAATACACGGCAGAAACTATTTGTTATAGCGGCTGTATAGTAAGCAAATGGATTTGCTGATTTTGCTTCATTAAAACGTAAGCCAACATATGTTAGTTGAAGGATAGCTGAGTTGCGCATCTCATCGTTGTATGTGTACCCACGCCAATTATATTTCATTGCGTATTTTTCACACATCATAATGTACATACGGGCAAGTTTGTTTGTGATATTTCCGTGATCCTTGCTGAATTCACCGTCTCTTAACGAACCGTTCCAATGACTTTTTCCAATACATTGATATGTATTAGTGTTATCTACACGGAAATGTTGGAATGGTGGAAAGTTAACTTTAACGTGAACCATGTCATCAACTTCGGCTTTTGTTGTTGTATCTTCTAAATCTGCAAATAGTTCATCAATATCCGATTCAACTTCAAATATATCTTTAGCAGTTTTCTTTTTGTCTGATTTGCGTGGTTGTTTTGGTGCGACCGGTACATGATCCCAAGTCATTACCCTAAAAACTAAGTCAGTCACTGGGATTGAGTCTGGGCTAACTGAATCCTTTTCTCCTGCCTCTAAACTTAATCTAGTTGCCCGTGTTTCTTTTGCTTCCTGAATGACTTCTGGTTTAGATGCATGAGCTAAACTTTCTTCAATTGTAGCTAAGGGCATGTCTACAATATAATCATATCGGTGATCTTCTGGGGTCAAAAAGCTACAATAAGCATTTTTGCTAGAGTGAATTTCTTTTAAAATATCTTTATTATTTAGGTAGTTGACAGGTTTTCTAGTGGTTATAGACATAGGTCTCCGTTATTATGTTGTGTTAAGTATAGCAGGTCTATTGCAGAAAAGCAACAGTTTTTTAAGGAAAAGGTAAAAAGAGCACCTTTTTATTTAGCTAAATATAAGTAAGGATAACAACATACTATGGCAACCCCAACACAAGCTCAATTAACAGAAGAACGTGCCGCAATTGCGGCCGACCTTGCGGACAAGCAATCCCTGTATAATAGTATGATTGCAAAGGGACAAGTTAACTCGGCTAAAGAAGTATTAGAGTCTATCAATGTTACGAAATCTCAATTATCTACTGTAACTAATCAGATATCAAATTACTCTCAATTCAGTGCTGAAAGAGCATCGCAAGATGCTCAAATTGCAAAGACAGCAAATTTTGAGTCAGCGGCCGCTCCTGCAAATAACGTAATAACCAGTACCAGTGTCACCGGTACTACAACAGGTGGTAATCAAACTACCACAACAATCGGTGCGTCCTCATTAACACCTGAGGCACAGGCGGCAAACAAGGCTGCAAGTTTAAGAGCATCGGCATTTACTGCAAACCCATCGGGAAAATTTGGAAATAGCACAATTGACCGAGCAGCTGCCTCTGGAGCAATTACAGCCGAAGAAGCCGCTGCCTTAAAAGCCGGGTCAATATCCGAAGCAGACCGCGCAGCCTCTGCTAATGCGGCACGACAAGCTGGACAAGCCGCGTCTAGTGCAGGAACTGTACAGACTCCTGCAACTACTACGACAGTAACACCTACCCCCAACTCAGCAGGAGAGACTGCTGTTAGTGAAACACTAGTTGCAAATCCTGCAATAGTTACTAGCCAATCCAATCCTACTAATAATACAACTACTGTTACAAATATTGATGGTACTGTATCAGAAGTTACAGTAAACCCAATTGAGTCTACATCAACTATTACGCCGGTAGCACTTAATGAACTAAGTCAAAGCACAGAAACTACTATCACGGTTACTGAAACATCTACGTTGTCTGACCCCACTGGCGTATTGGCCGCAGAAGATGCGGCATTAGCGGCTTCTGCCGCGGCAGCAGATGATGCTGAAGCATTTCGACAAAACGAACCAATAGCTGATCCATACGGCGTATTAGCGGCAGAAGATGCCGCATTAGCAGAAGAGGCGGCAGCCGCAGGCGATGTTGAAGCATTTCGACAAAACGAACCAATAGCTGATCCATATGGCGTATTGGCGGCAGAAGATGCGGCTATAGCAGAAGAGGCTGCAGCCGCAGGTGATGCTGAAGCATTTACTGATATGGAACGAAATGGTCGACCAATTGATGATCCATATGGCGTATTGGCAGCAGAAGATGCGGCCATAGCAGAAGAACGAGCAGCCGCAGATGATGCGGCCGCATTTCGACAAAATGAACCGGTAGACGATCCATATGGCGTATTGGCCGCAGAAGATGCGGCTATAGCAGAAGAGGCGGCCGCCGCAGGTGACGCGGCTGCATTCAACTCATCTTCTACCAATGTAGTCGGATCAACTTCCCGTGCATTAACTTCAAATCCGGCTGTTACTGTAACTCCCTACAAACAAGATGATTGGCGTATACGATTAAGTTTAGCTGGCTCAGCAGATTATCTATATAAGATTGCTTCTAAATCTGATGTACTATATCCCTTGATAGCGACAGATGGTGTATTGTTTCCATACTCACCTCAAATCAATACATCATATCGTGCAAACTACGACCCGGCCGAGCTAACACATTCTAATTATAAAATGTTTTTCTATAAAAATAGTAGTGTAGATGATATTTCAATTACAGCAGATTTTACAGCACAAGATACAGCCGAAGCTAACTACATGCTAGCAGTGATTCATTTTTTCAAGTCAGCTACTAAAATGTTTTATGGACAAGATACTTCGCCTAGAGCAGGTACTCCCCCTCCCTTATTATATCTAACTGGATATGGATTACACCAATTTCAAAAGCATCCGTTGTTGCTTACTAGCTTCAGTTATAATTTACCTAATGATGTAGATTACATAAGGGCCGGGAGTAATAGTCAATGGGGAGGCGTGTCTATAGCCCAACTGTCTAGTGGTAGTAAAACTAGATTGGGGTCAAGCGGATTGACCCCGGGGGGTGTTGGCAAACCGGCAGCATTCTCTGGACTTGCTAGCCAAGACAAAGTGACATACGTACCAACTAAAATATCACTGTCACTAACGCTTGTACCGGTAGTTACACGAAATGATATTAGTAAAAACTTTAGTCTCAAAGACTATGCGGCAGGTAAATTATCAGCTAAAACCGGTGGAGGAATTTGGTAATGGCATACCCACAAACAAGCCCGTATTATACTACATCGGTTATTAATAACGAATACTTAGATGTTATGATTAACAGAACTATACCACTAGACCCTAGCGATAGATACTGGGAAATAACTCAAACGTACAACATGCGACCTGATTTGTTAGCGTATGATTTATATTCTGATAGTAGATTGTGGTGGGTGTTTGCACAGCGCAATTCAAATCGACTTAAAGATCCTGTCTTTGATTTTGTGGCTGGTACTGGAATTTATATCCCACAACTACCAAACTTACGTTCAGCGTTAGGATTCTAAGATGTCAGCACTAAGTGATTTACAACAGGCGGCCGACGCAATTATTGCATTTGTGCCCGGTTATAGTACTGCGCAACAGGATCTAGCTACCCAGTATGGTGATATTGACCCCGCTGCCGAAGATGCCCAAGCAAAATTTGATGCATTAGAATCTGGTCCAAGGGTTGCATTGCAAGCTGTAAACGTAGAATACAATGCGCTAATCAGCAAGATGAAATCGTTATCTGCAGCCGCAATTGCAGAAGACGCTACTGCGGCCAACGCATTAATTGACAATATTGAAAATTTAATAGCGCCTCTCAGAGGAATAATAACTAATACAGCAAACTCAATTCAAGCGGCTATTACTAAAGCCAAAGTAGAAAAAAATAAACCAGCAGAATCTGCCGCCCCTGACGCTACAAAAGCCCCGGCTACGGCAGACGGAGATAAAGCAGGGGACAGTAATTCTACTTCTAATTCAACAAACTCTAATTCTACAACCACCCCAAATGCCGGTACTACTGCTGCCGGTGCAGCCGGTACTAATCCTTCAACTGGTGCGGCGTCTATTGTAGGAAAAAGAACCTACAATCCGTTAGGTGATTTTAGTAGTTACACTTACAAAATAGGATTATACATGTTGAATAGTTCTGACTTCAATTCGTATATGAGTGGTGACTATACCAAAGTCAGTAAATTCAAATTAATAGCACAAAGTGGTGGTGTTACAACATCATTGGATAGTCCTAGAGCACCTGGATTTGATTTAGATTTGTACATCGATGATTTAGAAATATTAACTAAGGTCAATAACAAAGAAACAATGAGCGCAACAAATTCATGTGAGTTTAAATTTAAAATATATGAACCATATGGATTTAGCTTCCCACATACCTTAGCAAAAGCACAAGTTGCGGCGCAACAAGCTAAAGCAGGCGCAGCCGATGCTAATGCCCAGATAGTTGCATTGAAGGAAAACTTTCTATTAACTATTAAATTTTACGGGTATGATAAGAACGGAAAACTAGTTACCTCGGCTGATTATCCACAGTCAGATATAACTAAATCAGATACGCAGTCGGTGTTTGAAAGAGGCTTCCCTATAAAAATCAAAGACTTTAAATTTAAATTAGAAAACAAAGTAACAGTTTATAGTATCACAGCCGTACAAGTTACAGATCAAGTAGCCAAGGGTGCTAATTTTGGTACGTTACCTACAAACTTAACTCTAGCCGGCGAAACCATTCAAGATGTGTTAGTTGGTGCAGGTCAAGAAACTAGTAAAAAATCTATTTGGGGTATGGTACAGGGATTAAACTCGTTAGAAAAATCTAAAGTTAATGATGGAAAAATAACTTATCCTAATGAATATGCTATTGAATTTGAAAAAGGTACAGCAATAGGTGATGCCAGACTTGTGCCAAAAGACTATTATGTTAAAGAAAGAACTCCGTTTAATTCGATACACAATGCAGATGGTAGCAACGAACGAACTGCTTGGAAAAACAGATTAGGTAGTATTGAAAAAGAAATCAGAACTATTGAAATGCAAGCAGGAACATCTATTATACAAGCTATTGACCAAGTTATTACTCAAAGTGAGTATTTAAAAAATATGATGACTGCTGTTGATAAAGAGATAGATCAACCAGTACAAGATACTGAATCAACGGTAGATAAAAATCCAAATCCAAAAACATTGTCATGGTATAACATATCTAACACAGTTAAAATAAACTCACCTGAACGAGACCCAAAAACAAACGAATATGCATATAAGATAACTTACAAAGTATTAGAATATCAAATCCCCTATATTAGGTCTTTATATACAAGCAAGACTAGTTCATATTATGGACCTCATAAAAAGTATAATTACTGGTATACTGGTAAAAATTCTGAAATATTATCGTATGAGCAAGATTATAATTTATTGTATAACGTTGATGCCGCATATGCAAGTGAAGCCGCAACAAAAAACGCACAGTCTGCAACAGTGTCACAAAAATCTGCAATGAACACTGATTCAGTTAACAGTAAGTCAGGCACAAATGATGTAATCAACAGTGTTAAATCGTTTTTATATAGCCCGCAAGATTTATTAAAATTTAAACTTAAAATTTTAGGTGACCCGGATTATTTAATGCCATCGGTAGGTCTTGCTGGTACAAATGGTTTACAAAAATGGTATGGGGACAATCTTACGATTAATCCAAACAGTGGTCAAGTGTTTATTGAAATCTATTTTGAACAAGGAGCAGATTATAATAACACTAATGGTTTATTAATTCCTAACGGTGATATTCAGTTTATGAATTACCCAAAAGAATTAAAAGCTAAGGTAAAGGGAATGGTGTACATGTTAACAAACGTAACTAGTACATTTAGTAAAGGTAAATTTGAACAGTCATTGTCTGGTATAATTCCTGAATTTGCTAAAGCCGGCGACACTGCGACCACCCCACCTGTCGCTCCTAACAGCAGGGCGGCAGCAAGTACCCCTGCTTCAACTAATTCTAGTTCTAATTCTAGTTCTAATTCTAGTTCTAATTCTGACTCTGATCCCAATACTAATGCTAACGAAAGCCCCGCAGACAATTCAACATCATCGGGATCTGTTTCTAGTAATTCAGGTGATACTACTGACGCAGTTGATAAAACAACAGTTGCAACTACAACCGGCCAAGGCACTTCTCCTACAACTAGTCCTGAAACAGTTTCAACACCAGCAGAGCCACCAAAATTCGTAGCCCCTAATCCATCACCTACTGCAAGAACAACATTTAACGGTGCAATGATTAAGGCTTATCAAGATGGCTCATCTGTATCAGTTCCGATATTTTTACCAAGCGGAAAAGAATTACGAAACGTGTTGGGTTGGGATGCGCAAATGTGGGATGGTCAAATTGAAGTTGCAAAACCACAAGACCTTGAAGTGCTAAAAAGTTTGAAAGACAGTTACGCTTCTGTAATACAACCATTAGTAGATGATGTTAACGCTAAGATAGCAGCCAATGTTGCAGCCAAAAAAGAACACGATATCTTAGTTGCTAATTGGGGCAAGACTGCAGGCACTGGATCAAGCACTTCTACTGGTAAAGTAGCCGACGATGATTCTGGTGGATAAATTTAAAAGAGATAAAAAATGAGTGATGATATTCAAAAAGTACGAGGTACACTTAGTAACTATAAAGATGATAGAGGTGGTGCCAACACGATTCCTAGCGCAGAGCTTGGTATTGTTAAAGATAATATTGATACCACTCGTTCAGGAAGAATTAGAGTTTACTTAAAACGCCTAGATGCTGGCAATGAAGATGATCCAAACAGTTGGAAATATGTAAGTTACTTAAGCCCTTTCTTTGGCTCAACACCCAATACTGCCAGTTCTAAATCAGAAGGTGACTACTTAGGCAATCCACAAAGTTATGGCTTCTGGGCAACTCCACCTGATATAGGTACTGAAGTTGTTTGTCTTTTCTTAAATGGTGTTGCTGATGCTGGATATTATATTGGTTGTGTTCCTACTCCGGGACTAACACACATGGTTCCTGCAATAGGATCAAGTGATAGTGTAATCATAAACAATTCTGGCGAAGCTGATTCATATGGTGGCGCAACTAGATTGCCGGTTGGCGAAATAAACAATGCAAATCAAAAACAAGATAACAAGTCGTTGTTGTCGGCACTGTCTAGACCGGTGCATAGTTATCAGGCAGCAATATTAAACCAACAAGGTCTTATACGTGATCCTGATAGAGGTACTATTGGTAGCAACAGTATGCGTGAAAGTCCTAGTCGAGTGTTTGGTATAAGCACTCCTGGACGACCTATATACGAAGGTGGGTACGATGATACTACAATTGCAGATGCAGTTAAAGATGATTCTATTCCTGACAAAAATTTCAAAGTTGTAGGTAGACGAGGCGGGCATAGTGTTGTATTAGATGACGGAGACCTAGCCGGTAAAGACCAGTTAATGAGATTTAGAACTGCCGGCGGTCATATGATAATGATGAATGATAGTATTCAATCATTGTTTATTATTCACGCTAATGGTCAAAGTTATATTGAATTGGGTCGTGAGGGTACAATTGATATGTACTCGACCAACAGTGTTAATATCAGAACACAGGGTGATTTAAATCTACACGCAGATAACGATATAAACATTCACGCTGGTAAAAACTTCAACGTCAATGCTGAAAACATAAAAACAGAAAGTTCTAAAGAGACAACTAGCTTTGTTGGAACTAATTTTAAACAACAAATCAAAGCAGACATGACTGTAAAAGTAGATAGTAAAATGAGTTTTACTAGTACCGGTGATAGTAGTTTTAAAAGTTCAGCAATTTCATATATTAACGGTAGCAAGATAAATTTGAATACTGGTTCAAGTGGTCTAGTACCGGCTGATGTTAAACAAATGCCACTAGTTGCTCACACTGATACACTGTATGATAAGAAAAAAGGTTATGCTGCCGCACCCGGCAAGCTATCTAGTATTACCAGTAGAGCACCAGCACATAGTCCGTGGGCCTCGGCCGGTCAAGGTGTTAATGTTAAAACTGACATAAGCGCAGACTCAAACTTACCAGCCGCACCTTCGCCTACTTTGTCTGCTGTTAATAATAGTACACCTGCAGTACCGCCAGCCGGAGTATCAGCCGCACTGTCTGCGGCCGCACCCAACGTACCGGCAATTTCAGATAAATTTGATAAGGCTGCAACTAGCGCATTAGTTTCACAAATGGCAGTTGGCGCCGCTACAGGTTTAACTGCTGGTGCTGTAGCTGGAGCCGCAGGAATAGTTGATGTTGCTGGGCAAAAAGTAGCTAGTCTTGGTACGTATGGATTAAACCCTACTCAACTTGCTAATTCCGGAGTGTTAAAAAAGGGAGCAGACGTAGCAGTGAATGCCGCTGTTGCAGCCGGAAAATCATTGTCTGACGCAATGCCAACTAATTTGTTTACAGGATTGAATGGTATTAAAAGTGCGTCACAGTTTATTGGTAGTTCTTCGGCACAAGCCTCTTCTGCGGTATCATTGTTAAAACAAGGTTCAGATGCACTGAGTGCTACCGGTATATTGGGTACTAATACAAGTCCAACACAGACAGGCGGATTGATGCTGTCTGCTGCCACTGCTGGAATCGACAAAACACTTGACTATGTTAAGACAACTGGAGGTGCTCTGGGTACAGGACTAACCTTGGGAAGCCAAATAGGCGGACTTAAGTTGCCTGGTAATTTATCTGCTATGTCAGGATCAGTTAAAGATATTATTTCAGGTGGAAATTTTGCTGCCAATCTAGCAGATAAGGTAACTGGTCCACTAAGTGGGTTGCCTGTTGCGGATCAATTAAAGGGAGCCGCTGCCGGAGCGTTTGCAAAAATAACATCTGCTTTTAAATCATTTCCTAAGATTGGTGCACCTATTAACTTAACCGCAATCAAAGCAAAAAATGATGAAGATCAGGCTGCGGAAGATAGTAAAGATGCAGTACAAACACCAGAACAAATCGCCGCAAACGCATCGTTAAATCAAAAATTAACTAATGCTTTGGGATTACAAGCTGGTGGAACAACATCATCGGTATTAGGCGGTATAGGTGATAAAATTAGAGCGGCAACTTCTGGAATCACCGACCCAGCTAAATTAGCAAGTGCTACAGTAACTGCTTTGGGAACTGCTACTAAAGGGTTTGGTGTAGATACTAGTGGATTGAGTAACTTACCGGGTGGAGCTTCAGCAATATCTAACGTAGTAAATTTAGGTCCAGTCGCAAAATCTATTTCTAGTGATTTAAATAGTGGATTAAATGTTGGTGGTGTTACCGGCGCCGCAAACAAATTAGTATCAGGTGCAATAGACATCCCCGGGCTTCCTAGTATACCTGGTATTCCTAATGTACCGGGTAGTGGAGAATTATCCGGTGCTATTAACAAAATTTCTGGATCATTGTCAGGCTCAACAGGTGGAGTAACCGATGCATTATCCGGGATAAAGTCTAAGTTGAGTGGTACTGGTGGATTACAAGCCTTGGCTGGTTTGGGATTAGGAACTAAAGGGCTATCATTATTAAGTAGTAGTATCAATTCAATTGGCGCCGGTGGCGCAGTTGAAGTTAAGTTACCAACTGTAGCTAAAGATAGTTTTGATTTTGGTCCTATGATGGCTCAAGCTAAATCCTTGTTAGGTAACCCTAAGATCCCAGCATTGCCTTTTGGAACAATCCCAACCGGAGCATTTAAGATGCCAACTGCCGCAGAGGCGGAAAAATACGATAAACTTAAAGCAGAGTTAACAATACAAGAAGATTTACAATTTGATTTAAGAAAATCATATTTAGACTTCAAACTGAAACTTGGCCCAGATGATTCAACAACTACGACTGCATATGCGGCATGGCAGGATAACGTTAAGAAAATTGAAACGATAAGACAAGACATGTCTAAAGTAGTGACATAAATATAACATAGGAATAGATATGGCAACATACATTGGGTTTAGTACAAAAAACGTGAACGCTGTCAGAAAGACAGTACCCACTGGTACGGATGGCGGCTCTACTATAATAGCCAAATCAGGATCACGCAAACGGTTTAAACTGACAGACGAACAACTAGTAATTAATGATCTTATCAATGCGTTAAACATACCACAAGGACAAAAACCCGGTAAACCTAGCTATGGTACTACAATTTGGTCTTTCATTTTTGAACCAAATACTTTAGATGTGCGACAAGCGTTGACTACTGAAGTACAAAGAGTTGCACAATTAGATCCTAGGATTGAATTAAATTCAATAGAAGTGTATCACCAAGATCATGGCATATTGATCCAACTTGAAATGGCAATTGCCCCCTTCAATGACGCTATGACGTTTAATCTATTCTTTGACCCCAAGACAAATTCAGTCTACGGTAGTTAAAATTCTCATTTTTTAGTATGATAAATACATAAAAGAGAAATAACTTATGGCCACAAGTTCAAGACAATCTAGTATTTTTGGTGTAAATGATTGGAAAACAATCTATAAAACATACAAGCAAGCTGATTTCCAAAGCTACGATTACGAAACCCTTCGTAAGACGTTCGTAGATTACCTACGTAAAAACTATCCGGAAACATTCAATGACTATATTGAATCTAGTGAATATGTTGCTCTACTAGACGTAATGGCATTCATGGGTCAAGCATTGAGCTTCCGTGATGACTTAAACACCCGCGAAAACTTCATTGACACCGCCGAACGCAGAGACAGTGTTATCAAGCTAGCTAATTTGGTTGGATATAATCCTAAACGCAATCAAACTGGCGAGGGTTATTTAAAAATTACGTCAATTCAAACAACTGAACAAGTTAAGGATATCAATGGTTTAGTTCTTAATAACTTAACAATTTTGTGGAATGATCCTGCTAACCCAAATTGGCAAGAACAATTTAACAGTATTATAAACGCGGCACTAATTGACTCACAGCGCATCGGTCGTCCTGGAAATAGTAAATCAATACTAGACGTTAAGACAGACGAATACAGTATTAGTCTTCCTACTGGCATTATTGCAACTGCTCCATTCAACGCAACTGTTGACGGAGTAAACATGGATTTTGAATGCGTTAGTGTAACTAGTTTAAATTCTGATAGTTTATATGAAATACCACCTGGCCCTAATGGCAAATTTAACATAGTGTATCGTAATGATAGACTGGGTTACGGAAGTCCAAACACCGGATTCTTTATGTATTTCAAACAGGGTTCACTACAAACATATGGTTTTAATTTAACTGAACAGATTAGTAGCCAAGTAGTTGATGTTAACATTCAAGGTATTAACAATACTGATACATGGTTATATAACTTTGACAATACGACCGGTGCAATTAATCAATGGACTCAGGTAGACAGTATCTATGCTAACAATACTAATCAATTACTATCTACAAATAAAAAAATATACAGTATAACATCTCGCTTCAATGACCAAGTAAGTTACGTTTTTGGTGACGGAGTGTTTGGTGAAATGCCAATTGGTAACTTCACTGCATATGTTCGTGCCGGTAATGCACTAACTTATACAATCAACCCTGATGAAATGCAAGGGACTACTGTTTCTATTAATTACATAAGCCGTGTTGGACGAGTAGAAACTTTGACAATAACAATGGAACTAACTATTCCGGTTGCCAATGCACAAGCAAGAGAAACTCTTGCAAATATTAAGCAACGTGCTCCACAACGATTCTATAGTCAAAATCGTATGGTTAATGGAGAAGACTATAATAATTTTCCATATACATTATATGGATCAATCATTAAAAGTAAAGCACTTAACCGCAGTAGCGTGGGTGTAAGTCGCAATTTTGACTTGTTAGATCCAAGTGCAAAATACTCAAGTACAAACAATTTTAGTGATGACGGTGGTTTATACTTAGAGAATGGTGACGGGTATACTACGTTTACTGCAAATACTTCCAATGATGTTGTTGCATTTTTAACAGAGACTTTAAATAACGAATTGAACGATCACCGATCTTACCAATATTATACACAAAATTATAGAAGATACAATGTTAACAGCGGTACGGGAGATGGTACAGTTGTTTGGAATCAAAGCTCATTCAATACATTAGAATCAACTGGATATTTTAAAAATCTTTCTGGTCCTATGCCCATTGGTGTTTACAGTACCGGTAATGTAAAATATCTTACTGAAGGCGCACTGATTAAATTTATTGCACCTAGTGGTTATTATTTTGGTCAAGACAACAGATTGATTGAAGGATTACCTACCCCAGCAGACAATACATTTATTTGGACTAGCGTGGCAAGTGTAACTGGCGATGGTTGTAATAATGGTCAAGGAAATTTAGGCAGCGGCTTTGGCCCAGTGGTGTTAAATAATCCTATACCCAACGGAGTAATATTAACAACCGTTCTTCCTTCATTTACAAATCTATTACCATCCGATGTAATTCAAGACTGTATAACACAAATTACATTGAATCAAAGTTTTACCTTAATTTACAATAACGCATTGCTTGCAAATCAAACACGATGGATAGTTGACACGTTTGACAAGACTAACTATTTTGTCAAATTTGAAAGTTTAGGTAGTAATCGTTATATGGTAACGTATAAGTCATTAGCATATTACTTTGGTAGTGTAGCTAATATTCGATTTACATTTAACAAAAACAATGTCATATATGATCCTTCTACTGGAAAATTACTACAAGATTTTGTCAACGTATTGAAAGTTAATAGTCAACCAGATAGTAACTATCCGTTTGCAGTCGATAATAAGTTAAGTATCGTTGGGCAGTTAGTTGAGAGTGACGGTTATATTGATGACTATAGTGTAGAAATTTCTAGTACGGATCCCAATGTAGCTGGCGTTGTCAAAGATCCCGATTTCTTTTATGACCTAACTGGATATGCAACTGGTACAAAGAACACATCACATTTTGTATTCTTTCAACAAGTAACTGATATCAATTTATTAACTAGATATCAAATGGTATCTAATAAAAACATAATTTATGCATATACTACTAAAGCAGAGATAGCAGTAGTTCAGTATGAATATGCTGCCGGTCAATTATACTATGCTACTAAAGAAAATGCATTTTATCAATCGGTAAACGATGCGGTAACAAAAAACATTATTAGATTGGTGCAAGTTAGCAACTACATTGCAAAGACCGGAAGACAAGGTTTATCATTCCAATATAGACACAACTCAAGCAATACAACACGTATTGATCCGGCCACAACTAACATCATTGATTTGTATGTTGTGACCCAGTCTTATTATACTCAGTATCAAAATTGGATTAAAGATACGTCAAATAAATTGACAGAACCTACAAGCCCATCTATCAATGAGTTAAATATAGCATACAGCGAAATCAATGATTATAAAATGTTAACTGATAGTGTTATTTTAAACAGTGTTCAATTTAAACCATTGTTTGGAAATAAAGCATCACCTCAACTACGTGCTACTATTAAAGTTATTAAGTCTAGCGGAACAACTGCCAGTGACAGTGAAATTCGAAGCGCAGTGCTAAGTGAAATGAATACATACTTCAGCATTGACAATTGGAATTTTGGTGACACTTTTTACTTCACTGAACTTAGTGCATATTTGCATTCTAAGATAGGTGACTTAGTAAACTCTGTGGTGCTAGTGCCAAATGATCCTTCATTGAAGTTTGGTGACTTGTATGAGATTCGTAGCGCACCTTACGAAATTTTCGTCAATGCGGCACAAGCAACTGATATCATGGTTATCAGCGCATTGACACCCGCCGAACTACAAACATTTTAATAGGTAAAACAGAATGGCAACAAGAGTTAGAACAATTGATTTTTTACCAGAAATCTTTAAAACAGATATTAACAATCAGTTTCTATCGGCTACACTAGATCAATTAGTACAACCTCCTAATTTCAAAAAAATTCAAGGGTTTATTGGAAGTAAGTTTGGGTATGGTGTTACCTCTAACGACGGCTATGTGGCTGAACCAACTAAGACTAGATCGGATTATCAGTTAGAACCAGCAGTCATTTTTAAAAAGAAAGATACTCAAGTTGCAGTAGATGCTATTACATACCCTGAATTAATTGATTCATTATATGTTGAAGGTGCTGCCACTGACAACCACAACAACTTATTCACTAATGAATTTTATTCATGGGATAGTTTTACAGATTTAGACAAGCTAATAAACTACAGCCAATATTATTGGTTGCCACAAGGTCCTGAACCAGTTAACATCAGTGATACTGACATGTACAAAAGCGGTACATTCACTATGCTCTCTAATAATGTGGTATATGATATTACATCTGATTTATTTACGTTTGACGTAAGTAATCCTACAATCACATTGGTTAGAGGTGGTTCGTACAAATTTGTAGTAGGGCAAGATACTCAGTTTTTCATTCAAACAGAACCGGGTATTACTGGTTATGAAAAACTAAGAACAAACATTAGTACACGTGAAGTCTATGGGGTAGATAATAATGGGTTAGCCAATGGCACTATTACCTTTGATGTACCACTAGCTAATGCACAAGATGAAAACAACTATCCGGGTAATAACCCTGTTGACTTGGTTACTAATAAATCAATTGGCGATGTACACGGCAAAAAATTAAGTGAATTAAACAACATTGACGGTATTGCAAGTTTAGATGGAAAAAGAATATTATTCTATGGAACGCAGCCAGAAGTACAAGCATACATTGGAGACTTCTACGGAGAGTATGCATTTGACGTTGATAATCCTAGCAGAGTTATACCTATTGTAACTGAAGTAACCGCAACAACAGGCGAAGTAACAGACTTTGACGAAGAAACGTTTGATAGTGACCCATTAGCTTATACAAGACATACGATAACGTGTTTGTCTACTAGTGGATTTGATGTTAATGACGCAGTAACATTTACTGGAATTTCTTTTGGTGGTATAGAAGAAGGATTAGTTTATTACATAGCTAGTGTTATAAATGACACCACTTTTAGTATATCTCCTTCTTTGTACGGAACTGCACTTGAGCTAACTAACGGTACAACCAATTCAAATGGTAAGTTGTATGTAACCGTGCATCAAGGTGGATTTGAAGAAGGTACATTAACTACTGTAAATAATAATTTTTATAGAATCTCATATGTTGGTGAAGTAGATGATCCTATTATCAGTTTATATGAAGATGGTGTGATCCCAAATGACCAAACGATAGAAGTAAATTATGGTAAACAGTATATCACTCGTCATTTTGTTCGCAATGCATATGGGGAAATATTATTAGTCCCTCTTATTACTGCCACTCTAAACAAGTTGTACTATCAGGACAGCGTCAATCCAGACCAGTATGGTATCATTAAACTTATTGATTCTCCTAGCCTTTCTGAAATAGACATTGATGATATTATAGGAAAGAAAACATATACTAGCCCAAACGGAGTAACGTTTACAAATGGCTTAAAGGTTAAGTTTAACGGTAATATTACACCTGCCAAGTATACCACAGACCAATATTATGTAGAGGGTGTTGGCACAAGCATTGCGTTATTGCCAGTTAGTGAACAGTTAGTACCTGAACCGTTTGGTCAGGGATTCTTTGCACCATTTGACAATGCAGCCTACGACACAGACGCATACGGTAATGCATTACTAGTACCGGCGGAGAGTGATTATATTACCATCAACCGTAATAGCAAAAGTAAAAATGCCTGGAGTCGCAGTAATAGATGGTTTCACGTTGACGTATTAACTACCACACTTGCTAATAATAGTAACAGTCCAATGGTTGCAACAGCACTTTCTAACACAACCGCTAGGGCCAAAAGACCGATCATTGAATATTATCCAAATATAAAATTATTCAATTCAGGTAGCATGGGTAAAGCACCGGTCGATTATATAAATTTTAGTGTCACTGATGCATTCAATCAAGTTGCAGGACAAACTACATATTTTCCAGACGGTGCTGAAAATGAATTGTTTGATGGTGCACGAATTATATTTGCTAATGATACTAACGTTGAAGTCAGAAATAAAATTTTTGTATGTAACTATAGTAAAACAAAATCTACTACAACGGGTTCAGTTATTACATTAACTAAAGCATATGACGGTGATGTATTATATAATGACCAAACAGTTATAGTTAAGGGAACTACTTATCAAGGTAAGAGTTTTTATTTTGATGGTTCTGTTTGGATACCCGCACAGTTCAAACAGTATGTAAATCAATATCCCAAGTTTGATGTGTTTGATACCAATGGAATAAGTTTTGGTGATATTGAATATTATCCTGGTACTGATTTTATTGGTTCAACATTATTTGAATATCAATCTAGCTCGGGCGTAGATGATGTTATTTTAGGTTTTCCTATTAAGTATAGTTCTATTACCAACATCGGTGACATTAGTTTTAGTGTAAGTTTAAATTCTCAAACATTCAACTACGTATATAACAGCCAATCTATTACTACGTCAGTAAATTCAGGTTATGTTCATATCTACTCATCAAATACAATTTATGGCAGACATATTGGTTGGCAAACGGCTGTTTCACCTTCTATCCAGTATCAGGTCTTTAATCTAGCATACTCTCAAGATACAATAATATGCGATATTCCTGCAAAAGATGTGGCAGAAACAGAATGGCCAGTGATTACTGTATACGTAGATAATCAACGAACTACGGATTATACTTATATAGTAACTGACACAACCACTGTTATCACACTAACCAATCCACAAGTAGTAGGTACACCAATAGAAATTTTAATTTACAGCGATAGCGTTAGTAAAGTTGCATATTATCAAATACCTGCAAACTTTGACCATAACCCGTTCAACGCACAAGTAGCTGTGGTTAACTTAGGTGACTTGCGTGGTCATTATAAGAGTATCTGCAACAATATTAAAACATTAACTGGTAATGCATTTGGACCCAACAACTATAGAGATTTAGGAAATCTCGTTATATATGGTACACGTATCATACAGAATAGTGCCTCACTTGTAGCACCAGCTATATTTTTAAAATCATCTGATAATAATATTTTCAATGCACTAACTTTCAATGCAACTGAATATACAAAATTCAAGGCAGCATTGATGGATACGGTAAACAGATCAGATTATAATCCATTACAACCTAACAGCGATATATTGGATGATGCATTAGATCAATTGACCGGTACTAGGTCAGACACTAACTCTTTCTTTTGGAGTGATATGCTACCCTCAAAAGGAGCATTAACTGTCAAAACATATAACTTTAAGAGCGGTGTAGATTCATCTATATACCCCTTAACAAAAGTTTATGATTATGCTACTGCTAACTATAATGGTGTACTAGTATATCTAAACAGAAAAATTGATGGCGTAGTTCGAAACATACAATTACTAAACGATATTGATTATCAAGTAAGTTCAACTGAAAAAAGTTTAACTATTAGCAAATATCTGTTACCTAACGATGTGCTTACCATCAAAGAGTATTCACAAACATACGGAAGCTATGTACCAAATACTCCTACTAAACTGGGACTATATCCATCATATATACCAGAAGTTTTTAAAGATAACAGTTTCATAACACCTACATATTTTATCAGAGGTCATGATGGATCATATACAAAACTGTATGGTGATTATAATGAAGGGTATCTAGAAGATTTTAGAGACCGTGTATTGTTTGAATTTGAAAACAGAATTTATAATAATTTAAAAGTTAAAGCTAAGATACCTCTAGAATATGATGATATTTTTCCGGGACAATTTAGAACTACTGATTACTCGTTTGAAAAGTTAAACGCAATATATTCCTCACAGTTTTTAAACTGGGTGGGTACAAATAGAGTAAACTATCAAACTCAATATTATAGTGCCACTAATGAATTTACATGGAACTATAGAAATTCTACAAACAAGTTAACTAATACTAATCTTCAACAAGGTAATTGGAGAGGGGTATTTTATTGGTTATATGATACATCACACCCAGATACTCGTCCATGGGAATTATTAGGTATAAACAATAAACCAACTTGGTGGGATAGCCGTTATGGCGAAGCCCCATATACAAGTGACAATACATTACTATGGACTGATCTAAGTAACGGGTATGTATGGAATAACGGTGACGGTTATATTAATACTAAACGTGTTCGACCTGAATTATTGAAGGTATTGCCAGTAGACTCTAAGGGTAGATTAGTTAGTCCATTTACGAATTTACTAAGCGCATACGACATTAAAACTTTCAATATAGATTGGAACATTGGAGATTTAGGTCCAACTGAATATAGCTATAGAAAGAGCAGTCAATGGCCATTCGATTTAATGCGCATGTATGCATTATCTAAACCTGCACAATTTTTCTCGTTAGGTATTGACCTTGACGTATTGCAATATAACTATGAATTTAAACAATACTTAGTTAATGATAGATTACGTCAACCACCGTCGAGCTTGTTAATATACGGCGGCGGAGAAGATAACGCCGCTCATAGTTATTTGAACTGGATTGTTGATTACTTAAACCAATATGGTATTAACGGTAGTCAACAAATATCAGATTATTTTAATAATACTGATGTTAGATTAACTTATAGAATGGCTGGATTTAGTGATAAAGACTTGTTAAAATTCTATGCAGAAAAAGGATCACCTAACAGTAAGAACAATAGTTTGTTGATACCTGACGAAAGCTACAATGTCATACTGTATGAGAATCAACCGTACGACATCATTGTATATAGTTCCATCGTCATACAAAAAACTAGTCTTGGTTATAGAGTATATGGAAAATATGGTACTGAATTTACTAGTCTAAGTGCCTTAGTACAATTTGTTGGTGGGTACGGCAATTATTTAGAAACTCAAGGTGTAACATTTAACAATATTGAAAATGCATTAGAGTTAAATTGGAAACAGATGATTGCAGAACTTCTATACTGGTCTAGATCTGGCTGGGAAGATGGTAGTATTGTAAACTTGAATCCAAATGCTAATAGTATTACTATTACTACAGAACGTGGTATATTACAACCACTAACACTATACCGTGACAACTATATTCTAAATCAAAACTTAATACCTATTCCATTAAATGACTTAGCTATTACCAGACTGGATACTACGTTCACTGCTACTGCATTAAATCAGGGTGATTCTATAAGTTTTATGCGAAGCAAAATAAGTGGTGTAGAACACATTGTGATATTTGACAACACCACTGTATTTAATGATACTATGTTTAACTTAGTTACGGGCTTACGCCAACAACGTATATACGTTAAAGGTGTAAAAACGGCTGAATGGACTGGTCAGATGAACGCTGCCGGGTTTATTATTAATCAAGACAATATACAAGAGTGGGTTACTAATCAAAAATATAACAAAGGTTCGATTGTCAAGCACAAGAATGAATATTGGATTGCAAACAAAGTAACAGTAACGCCTGCTACTAAATTTAATCCAGACGAGTGGCACATAACATCATATGATAGTATCCAAAAGGGTATGTTACCTAACCCTAGTACTAGGGCATATGAATCAACCTTGTACTATAACACCAACATAGCTAATTTAAAAAATGATGCAGACTTATTAAGTTTCTCATTGATTGGATATCGTCCTCGTAACTATCTAGCGGAAGCTAATTTGGATGATACTACTCAAGTTAATATCTACAAGAATTTGATTTCAAGTAAGGGTACTAGAAATGCATTCGATTCATTGGTTGGTATAAACCTACAACAATCAAATTTAACATATGATTTTTATGATAACTGGGCGATCAAAACTAGCGAGTACGGCGGGGTATTAAACAAAAACTTTATTGAACTTACGTTAGATGAGAGCCAACTTTTAGGCAACCCAGCCACTATTGGTATCGTACATGGCGAAGAATTGCCGGGCATTCAACAAATAATTCAACTTTATAATTTGAAAAATTACGGCTATGCTGTAAACAATACAAACATCTTACCTACTATTCCTTCTACCACTGATAGTAAATTACCATCTGCGGGTTATGTAAACTTAGATGACATATCATATACCGGTTACTATATTAGTAACTTAGATGATACTTCTATTGGTAATCTATACAAAAATGATTATATTTGGATTGCTGATAAAATTGGAGAATGGAAAGTTTATACTCCAGTGGCATCTACTAGCAGATTAGTTAATGTAATCAATAACTTAAATAACACTTGCACTTTCATTTTTAGTGGTCATCACGATTTTAGTGTCAATGATAATTTTGGTATTATAAACTATGAGTATCGTGTCAATGGATACTATACAGTGTCATCTATTGATAGCTTAACTGCAATTGTGGTTGATTTGGTAATTGATTCTTCAGTAAGTAATATTACTACCAGTGGTAGTAATAGCATTATGTTTAAGCTAGAGAATCAACGGGTAGAACGTGCAAAAGACATTGTTGCTTTAAAATTGTTGAACTCAGAATATTCAAACAACAAAGTATGGGTAGATAAAAACTTATCCGGCGAGTGGAGTGTTCTACGTAAAACTAACAACTACTCATATACTAATTTTATTAAACCAGGTGGCACAATTGAATTTGGTAGTGCAGTATCATATACCGACAAACTAGGATTTTTTGTCTCAGACCCTGCAAATAGTAAAGTTCATCGTTTCTTGGAAGTTAATAGTGGTAATACTGATTATGCACTGGTTGATACTATTACGCATGGTCAAGGCTTTGGTACTGCTATAGCTAAAAACGATGATGTAATGATTATATCACAGCCCGATCCATTCGGTGATTTGAGTATTCTATATGTTTATAGAATGGTTAGTAATGATAGAATCACATCACTAGTAGAAGAACAGATTCTTGCAGTTGCTGGATTTAGATTAGGTGATAGTGTAGCACTGTCTGGTGATGGCGAAATGTTCTACGCTAGTATCATTGACCTCAATGCAATTGTTGAGTTCCAGCGTAGAGCGGATTATACCTATTATAATATCGGTGCTACACTAAAAGCATCAGTGACACCTGGATCTACATCTATTGAATTGAATGGTAATATTCCTAATTTAGTACCAGGTAGATATATTACGTTTACTGCGTTTGGATATGATGAAAAGTATATGGTAGTAACTTCAAGTTATAGTTCATCAACTAATTCTACCAGAGTTTATTTATATACTCCCGTACCATATAGCGTTGGTATCGGTGCAAACGTTTATAGAGCCAGCATCAGTTATTTCTTATTGGGTGCTATTACAAGTGAAGGATTAGCCAATGGTACTGATTTGTTCAGTTACAGTTTAGCTACAAATTATGACGGAAGTAAATTATTTGTTGGATCCCCTCAATCTGATTTTAGTGGACAATTGCAAGATTCTGGTTACGCATTTATATTTGATAGATTGATTGAAAATTGGGAAGTAGTTACAGACAGCCCCGGAAATAGCTTCTCACTATTTTTCTTGCCATGGCAACCTACACCAACATCTATTGTTTACCTAAACGGTGTCAAACTTAATCCTTCATATTATGTATTGATATCAAACTTGTTAGTTGTAGGTCCTATATTACGTGCCGGCGACATACTAACGGTTAGCAGTGGTAATCTAGTATTAGTGCAACAAATTGCAAGCTATGATTTAATTGAAGATATTGACCCGGGTGCTAAATTTGCATGGTCACTAGATTGTAATACATCGGGTAGTGAAGTATTGGTTGGTAGTCCATTCAATTTAAATCCAGAAGAAAAAGAAGGTGCGGTGTTTAGGTTCTCTAATGAAGGTAAACACTTTGGTAGAATCACTGGAATATTACAATGTAACTTATTACAACCAGCTAGTATTTTGATTAATGGATATCGTGTTGCATTGTCTGAACCTACTCCACAAGCACCGGGTAATGCATTTTACGTAGCAACCAAAATCAATCAAGCTGTCATTACTAACGTTTTTGCGTATGCAACAGAAGACAATCGTTTGGTGATTCGTTTACGTGATTTTGACTTGAATCCAATTAACAACAAATTAAACTTAACAGTCTTTAACGGAAATATTATGGCAATGCTTGGAATAGCAATGTATATAAAGACTCAAGTGGTATATGATCCGCATCCTAGCACTAGAACTCAGTTTGGATATAAAGTTAAATTCAACGAACAAAACAGTTTTGTAGTAAGCGCACCTGCCGGCACAAGATATGTCGGAACACAGTTTGATTTTAGTAATGATGAAAACAATCACAATGATACTGTGTTTGACAATAACTTTACTCAATGGGAAGATGCATACAGTGATGCAGGTATTGTGTACATGTATGATTATATCCCCTCATATGCTGAAAGTTTATTAACTGCAAGTAACTATGTATATTCACAGTCTCTTCCGGACACTGTACTTGATTATGGTCGTCAACCATTCTATGGTCAATCATTAGATTTCTATAAAAATAAAGTAATGATTGGCTCAC